CTAGAGCCATTCAATAGTAACTTGTTCATCGTCGATATAAATCTTATTAATTAGTGATTTTAAATAAAGTTGCTTTTCTCTGAACTCTAAAGAGTTAAAATCAACTGTTGCTAAATCAGCTAAATTTTCTTGTATCTTTTTATTTTTCTTCAATTCTTCGTTAGCTTCTATTTGTGCTTCATAATAATTAATTTGAGCATCTATATCAGACATCATAGCATCAAGTTCTGAAACTTCGTAAGAACCGCTGATATATAAATCAAAAAGGCGCTTCTTTTTTGTGTGTTCTATTTTAAGTTTTTCATTTAAGCTATCTAATTCATCTTCTTTATCTACATTCCTAGAAGCGAAACTATAGTTATTCACGCGATCAATAATTAATTCCTCGAGTTTGTCAGCTCTCCAAATTTTATTTCCGCATTTTTCTAGTTCATGAGTATGTTTGTAAGTCTTGCAACTATAATATCTATAATGATATTTTTTTCCGCGGGATACAGTATCTTTTCTCCTATGAACAAACCCTAGTCCACATTTTCCACACACTACCAAATTATTTAGCAACGATGCTGAATCTCTATTCATATTCGGATTCTTACCCATGCGAGAAAATATTTCTTGAACTCTATAGAATTGCTCTTCACTGATAATAGGCTCGTGAATACCTTTTACATGAACTTTATCTTTATATGAAACATAACCACAATACAAATCATTAGTTAGCCAGTTGTTATAGCGATTATATGTTCTAACTTTAAAGCCTAATTTTTTTAGTCTTTTCTGTAAAAAAGTAATACTTTGTTCTTCTTCGAAAATATCATAAATCAATCGTAGCTGTTTTGCTTCTTCTTCATTAATGTATAATTTTGTATCTATAACATCATAGCCGAATGTTCTACCTTTCGCAGTCGTTAACGGAAGACCTGCTTCAATACGCTTAATTTTACCCATAACCATGCGATCTCGTATTGTTTCGCGTTCTAATTGTGCGAACACGGACAATATACCAATCATTGCACGACCGAACGGGCTTGAAGTATCTAACGTTTCCGATAAGCTAACAAACTCTACATTATTTTTTAAGAAGTATTCTTCAATAAGCGTTATCGTATCTCTTTGCGAGCGGGATAGTCTGTCTAATCGATATACGACTACAGCATCAATTTCATGTAATTTACTTAGCATTTCATTTAGTGCGGGACGATTCATATTTGAGCCGGAGTATCCGCCGTCAATGAAAATATCGTATACGTCCCAGTCCTTCGAGCGGCACAAGGCTGTTAGCTTTTCAGTTTGAGCTTGTATAGAGTAATTCTCTATTTGTTCTTGAGTAGATACGCGTATATAAATAGCTGCCTTCATTTCCGTTCTCCTTTCGCACATACGTTCTTTTTTTGGCGAAAAAAGGAGCAACCCTTTAAAGAGTTACTCCTTTTGTTGGACGTTAAGTCCTTCAGTTTTAAAAAATAAGTGGGCACCTGCGCCCCTCAGTAACTACATATTATCAAAGTCATATATAATTGTCAAAACTATCTATTTCATTGAGCTAATTCAGCAATTATTTCTTTTTTCTTAGAGAAGGGAATGACTTTAATATTATCATATTCAAGAAGATGAAGAATATCTGGTGTTATTTCTTTTTCTTGATCATTTATAAAGGCATAAAATTTAGATGGTCTATTCAAAACCTCAGCAGTGTTTTTAACATCAGCTGTTAAAGCCTTTGCGTACATTTCGTTATTGGGAACATTCAAAGTTTTAATTAACTTATCTGGAATATTTTTAATACCGGGTATTGAAAATTCAAACTTATGGGTCATTCCAGAGTTTCCAACAAAATTAGCATTTTGAAAAGCTCTTATATTATTTTTTTCCAAGAACTTGGCAACATCTTCAAAAAAGATACCTTTCACTGTCTTTTTCCCTAGCATAAACATGTCATTTGTAAAAAGCATTGCCTGTAATAACCTATGTTTATGATGAGGAAAATCTTTGACATTTGTTTTGATGGAGAGATCTGAATCTTTTAAATTAACGCCATAAGAGTTTAAATGTTTTTTCAATAACTCTGTCTTTTTAGGTGAAGCAATAATATCTACCCCTGACGATTCTAAGTCGTCTAAAACATAACCGCCATCTGTTAAGACGATATTATTATTACTGTCAATAAGAGCATATAAAATAAGGCTATCATTATGCCTATCAAAAAATGGTGTATCAATTCTTATTACGCCAGAGTTAATATCCTTATAAGCGAATTTTTTAACTATCCAATTATTATATATAGTTTTTAAGTCTTCGCTCCCTAGCATAATACCACCTCAATTCAATTTACTTAATATTATTATACACTAAAAACTGCTCTAATGCTGTGAAAATAGAGTACAAATCATTAATTTCAGAAGGAAGCGGATAGGCATAAGCATCTTTAGGGTAATCGGAGTTTTTGTATATATGGATATGGTTTTGTTGTACTATTGTATTGTCTGGGTTTCTATGAGTGCCATTGTTTATATCTATTCTAATTAAATGCTCATTGTTATTAACGAATCTTAGATGTATGCTAAATCTTTGCGAATCATACGGGTGTCTATATCTATGTAATTTATATTCAATGTCATCATAAACGCCTAGAGTTATCGTATCGTCTTTAATTTTCCCAAATTCAGGCATTTCTACTGGTATTTCTTGCTTGAGTATTTTTATAGACTTTATTAACTGTTGAACTTCATTGTCATCTAAATAGTTTAAATCATATTGCAATTCCTTCAATCCCTCTTTTTCCATAGCGCTCACTCCAATATTTTTCTGTAAAAAGAAAAGCCCGGAGGCTTTCTTTAGTTATATGTTTTTTAAACCATAAGGCATCATTTCTTTTGCTTTAGAGTTTAAATTTCTTTTCTTATTAAGCTCTTTTTTATATAAATCAAAGTCTTTTTGAACGTACGCAAGTTTGCTGGCGAGGTCATATGCTTTGTTAGAGTATTTTTTTAGATTATTTTGATCTAATATTATAGTTTTATTGTATGTTCCACTATCCATTAATAAGGAATATAGTTTGTCTAGCTCTTTATTATCGATCGATGATATATCAAAAGATTTGTTACTTGTTTCTTTAGCGTATTCAAAAACTGCTTTTTCTTCTTTTGATAATCCCTTACCCCATTCAGATGTATAAACCTGTGTGTACCATACTGTAAATCCAATTCCGATAATAATCAATAAACAAATTAACCAAAACCACCATTTTTTTATAATAGACATATTGTATCTCCTTTATTCCCCATATCCTAAATTGTTCATTTGCTCTATATAATTAGTTTTAGCATCATTGTAATTATCTGAGAAGGTATTAAAATTCCCAGAAGGTTCTTTGGCTAAATTAACAAACTTCATAAGTGATTTATAGTAAGAATCTACTTCATTAAACTCGCTTTCGGTTTCTGATGTCACATTATTTTTAAGATCATTATATTCGTCTTTCACTGTATCTATGCTAGTTTCTAAATTAGATTCAGTGCCATCAAATATATTTTTTGTATTTTGCGCCTGTAGAGCTTTGTTGAAATCTGTGTAGGTTTTACCATCTATTTTGACACTTTCATTATAGATTGTGTCACTCCATACATTATAGTATTTATTTCCAATTGTTTCCGCATCAGAAGCAAGAGAAGTAGAGTCATCCTTAAATGATTTAATAGTATCTTTAAATATTATTTTCTTTTTTTGTTTATCCTCTTTTTCTTTCTTAGCGGCAGCTATTTTCGCATCATGCTCTTTCTTTATTTGCACCTGATTATAAATAAAAAAAGATGCGCCAGCTATAATTAAAACTAAAATAAGCGATCCAACAATATATACTACCTTTTTTGGTATAGTCATTCTCTCGTTCTCCCTTTATAAATATTTTCTCATTTCCTCTGGCAATCCATAGTAATTGATGATCTTATCTTTCGTATCAATACCGTTTTCTAAGTGACTCCCGTCAATTAATAATTGTGTAGCAAAAAAGTTCGCTTCTTTTTCAACCTTCCATTCAGAAATAATAGTTTGTTTTGAAAGCTGAGGTGTATTTTCGTTTGGATGGATTAATGCGTGGCATAATTCATGCGCACAAGTAAATAATTGCCTTTTTTCCGGGAAGAAATCATTCAAGTGGATCATCTTAATTCTATTCACTCTATTATAATAACCATAAACTTCTCCTAAGTCTTCCTTTAAAACAAGAATTCGCTTTTCTTTTGCAATGATAAAGGGATTTCTTGTTTCGTGAATGTTAACAAGTTTTTTTATCTGTTGTTGTATATATTCACTCATCTCCATATTATCCCACCTAATTTAATTTCGATATTTTTTAGGAGTAAATCGCTTCTTAGATTCTTCTTTTGCAATCCTTAACGAATTTTCAAGAGACATAATTAATAGTTTTTTTGTATTTTCATCCATTTCTCCATCTTCTTTCGAGTAAGCAAAGGCGTCTGAATTAGACAGATCGTCAATCATTTTTTGAAGATCTTTTTGAATACTTCGTTCGTCCTTGTCATTCAATTCCCAATAATGTTTTTTATCTGTTTCACCTAATATATATGAGCGTGATACTCCGTAATATTCAGCTAGTTTTTTCAGCATTTCGTAATCGGGTTCTCTTTTATTTCTTTCATAATTAGAAAGATTTTCTCTTTTTATATTCAAATCATCAGCTACTTTTTGCTGAGTTAGATTTTTGTTTTCGCGTAATGAACGTAATCTTTCACCGAACATATAATCGCCTCCTGTACTCACAATGATATAGTAACTTTGTGTTACGTTCAATTAAAATCTCAATATGTAAAAAAAAGTTACAATTATCTCTTGACGTAACGTAAAGTTACGTGTATATTAATATATATAAAGTAACATAAAGTTACGAAAGAGGGTGAGCATTTTATGAGTAATAACCTTAAAGAACTAAGGGGAGAGAGAAGTAAAGCAAGTGTAGCAAGGTCTTTGGGGATAACGCCACAACATCTTGGATATATAGAAGATGGATCTAGAAATCCGTCCTTAACACTGATGTTTAATATTGCAAAGTTATACAATAGAAAGGTAGATGAAATTTTTTTTGATAGAGTTGTAACAAAAAGTCACGAAAAAGTTTGAGAAAAGGCTTAGAAGAAATTTATCCGCCGCTAGATACTAATAACAGCGGATATGTAGTTTATTTGTTAAAAGTAATTCGAGCGGTTCCTGTGTAATCAATTTCCGTTTCTTGAATTTTTTCTTGATCAATTGCATGCATTGCATTAACCGTATCTGAGACATCCTGCTGACTATACTGTTCTAAAGTATATTCGGAGATACCGAGAGGAGAAGCAGCATAAAGTTTTCTAATATCGTCAGCAATTTTTTCGCTATAAGCCATAATATCACCTCCAATCAAACTAATTATAGCAGATTGGAGAGTAACCAAAATGGGAGGCTAGAAAATGAGTAACGAAGAGTTAACTTTGTCAATCAAAACTAGTCAAAGAGAAGATGGGTCTGCATATAATGCCATTCAACTTGGTGACTGGAAAGTAGGACGATTTGTAACAGGTGTTCATTTAGAAATACTAGGCGGTAAACGACCAAAGTTAATTATTGAATGCTATCCAGAAAGAATAGATGTGGATGGTTTAGAAGTAGAGGCTTTTTTAAAACAAATAGAGGAGGAAGAAAAATGAATAACATCAAACAAGCAATTATTAAATTAGAAACAATTTTAGAAAATGGTAATGAAAAAGAGAATAGATTATTCGTTAAGTACAACACTATAAAAAACATTTTAGATTTACTTGAAAAAGATCAAGAGCTAAAAATTATCGAAATGGAAGTAGAGCTGAATGGAGTAGAGGATTCCATAGAAAACGCTACTTTGTTAGAAACGAGATTAAGTGAAGCCAAATCTTTGGTGGAAGACTTGGCTAGCACTATAAACTCGTTAGAAATTAAGGTGAATTCTAAGGAAGAAATAAGGGAGTCAGAAAAGAGTTTAAAATTAAGATATTTTTCTAATCCAATTTCTGATTTTTAATATCTTCGATTGTTTCATGAGTTTCTTTTAGATATTCATCTAAATCTGCTACTTCAATTTTAATCTTAATACCTTCTTCATATGACGTTAAATATCCAGAAAAGATATCTGTTTCGTCTTCGTTTATAAGTTCTTTCTTTTTTAGTAAGTTAATCAAGGAATTAAATCGTTTCTCTAAATCGACTAAAACTTTAGAAGTATTGTAATACTCTACTTCGTTTCTTGTTACGGATGAATAAGTATAGGTGTTTTCATCAATTACAAAAGGTTTAATTGTTAGGAATAATTGAATTTTTCCTTTGGAATCAAATACAAATCTACCAAATCTACCATAGTATTTTTTATTATCAAACATAAAATCGAAAGACTCTTCATCAGTTAAATGAGATTTATATAATTCGATAAATAATTTTAGTTCTGAATTGTTTAATGTAGATTCCACACATATTAAGTCATTCAGAATATGATAATTTGATGCATTCAAAGAAAAATCCAATTCATTAATTATTAATTTAGTCATTTTACCCACCTCCCTTCACAAAAACTATAACACTGTGAAAGGGCGAACAGAAAGGAGAACAAAATGTCAAATTTACAAGTAATTGCAAATGAAATGTTACCAGTTTTAGAAAATGAAAAAGGCGAGAAATTTGTAAATGCACGGGAACTACATCAAAGCTTGCAAGTCGGTAAAAAATTTGCTACTTGGATTACCGATAAGTTTAGTAATTACGGATTTTCAAAGGATGAAGACTATTTCCCAATTTTGGGAGAAAGTACATTTGGCAGACCTCGAACAGAATACTTACTAACTTTAGACACTGCTAAAGAATTAGCAATGGTACAAAACAACGAAATGGGTCGAGCAATTAGAAAATACTTCATTGAAGTAGAAAAACAAGCGAGGAAATTAGCAACTGAATATCCAGCATTTTCTTACATGATAGATGACCCAGTCGCTAGAGCTAAAAAGTGGATTGAGGAGCAACAAGAGAAGCAAGAAGCATTAAAGCAAATCGAGGAACAAAAACCGAAAGTGATTTTTGCAGATGCTGTACAAACGAGCGAGAATACAGTTTTAGTAAAAGACTTAGCGACAATCCTTAAACAAAATGGCTTAGATATTGGGCAAAACAGGCTTTTTGAATGGCTAAGAGGAAGCGGATATTTGCTAAATAAAGGGACTTATTATAACAAGCCATCGCAAAAGGCAATGAACTTGGGATTATTCGAGCAAAAAACGCATATTCATACAGATAGGAATGGATTAATGGTGACAACATACACGCCGAGAGTGACCGGCAAAGGGCAAGTTTACCTATTAAACAAATTACTTGAAGAACATGGTTTAGTTTTAAGCTAAGCACCGCCTACCACAACGGTGCTTACAGACAACTTATAGTCACTGGGGAGCGACTAACAACAGTATATAACGATAAGTTGTTAATTAGTCGCTGAAAAAATAACAAAAAAAGGATTGAGATATTATGTTTCAAAAATCAATATCAGCACCAACCGCGATGCAAGTTTTAGCAGAAACTCGCACGCAAAAAGAGCTAGCGATAGATAGTTATGTAACGCCAGCACTAATAAGCAATCAGATAAGAGGAAAGCGAACAGTTTCACTTGAACAAGCAGAACAGTTAATTGATAGCTATAACGAACCAGAAAGCACCTATTTATTCGCACATGAATTTAGTAACGGAATGATACCGCCACTTTTAGACGGACTAGACAGCCACCACGCTTCTTTAACTAACCGCTTTGAATTAGAAGTGGCGGAAGCGATAAACACGCTAAAAAACGGCTTAGAGACGATGACATTCAATTTAAGAAAAGGTGACATGCTACAACGAGAAGCCGCGAAACAAGCTATTTCAGAAATAACGGATGTTATTGCATCTGCTCTAACACTGAACGCAAGTATTGCAAGAACTTTCAACATAGACTTGCAACAAGTTTTAAACAAACGTGATCAATATTATCAAAAATCTGGATTAGTAAGGAGTTGTGAAAAATGAATAAAGTACTTGTATCAGCTAACTACGAGGGTTACGAATCAAAAAATATTAATTTCACGGAATTAAATAATATCGTCAAAGGCCGATTTGAAAATATGGACCAAAAAGAACGAAAAAAAAGAGCAGATAAATTTAATCAAAAATTTGAAGTGACTAAAAATTTAGTAGATGGCCATTTACGTGAAATTATTGTGCCAAGGCGCGCACTATGAAAAATCAAATGTTATACAGCATCTTAGTCATAATAGCAGCGGCATTAGCATTAATAAACTTATGTAATTTGATTTTAATTCTAATTTTAATTTAGGGGGCTACAACAATGGCGGAGCGAATTTTTCGTAAAAAGACGATTTTCGGGAATAGCGAGATTTTCATTGACGACAGAACGAAAATGATAGCTAATCCGGCTTTCAGACAGAGAATAGCTTTAATTGAAACAGGTTGCGAGAAAATGACGGATTATATCGAAGAATTGAAGTTAAAAGGCTATGAGGAGGTCACGCGCTGATGGATTTATTTATTATATTGTTTTTCGTGTCGCTAATGTCAATGATAACAGGCTACTGGCTGAGAGGAAGTGATAAACGTGGTTGAAAATCCGATGGTTGTTGATGATCTTTGGAACGACGATTTTAGACATTAAAAAAGCACGCATAGCAGTGCGCGCTTAAGGGATTTGAGATATTACCTTAAGAAAATTATACCTCAACCCATTAAATAAATCAATGGAGGTAAAATGATGGCAGTTTCAAAAGAAAAAACAATGCATATCTTAACAAGCATCAAAGATATGGATAGGACGCAATGGTTGTTAACTCGTCGGCAAGGCATCGGCGGAAGTGATGCAGGAATAATCATGGGATTAAACAAATATAAGACAGCTTTTGAGCTGTGGCTAGATAAGACGGGTCAAATATTGCCAGACGAATCAGCGGGAGAAGCAGCATACTGGGGAAATCAAATGGAAGAAGTTGTAGCAAAGGAATTCGAAAAGAGAACAGGCAAAAAAGTTAGGCGTAGTAATATGATGTATCAGCATCCAGAACATGATTTCATGCTTGCAAACGTTGACAGATTTATCGTAGGAGAAGACGCACTTTTGGAATGTAAAACAGCCTCAGCTTATCTTGCGAAAGAATGGGAGTCGGATGAGGTTCCAGCGACTTATTTAGTGCAAATACAACACTATTTAGCGGTAACAGGAAAAAGCAAAGCTTATGTGGCTGTCTTAATTGGCGGGAATAAATTTATTTGGAAAGAGATTGAACGCGACGAAGAATTAATCAATCAAATTATCGCTTTTGAGTTAGATTTTTGGGAAACGAACATAAAAGGACATGTAGCACCTGCGTTAGATGGTTCAAGTGCTGCAGAAAAATATTTAAAAGATCGTTTTGCTAAGTCAGAAGATAAACAAGTTATTTTATCAAAAACATACAACGATTATTTGGCTGAAAGAGCAAATTTAGAACGCGATATAAAGCTCTTAGAAACACGAAAAAAAGAAATTGATAATAATATCAAGAATGATTTAAAAGAAGCTGAAACGGGCATTACAGACGATTTTACGATTACATGGAAGCCTGTTACGACTTCAAGAGTAGATACTAAACGTTTAAAAGAAGAACATCTAGATATTTACAAAAAATTACAGAAAGAATCTAGCTATAGAAAATTTGCAGTGAAGGAGAATAAATAATTATGGCAACTAACGATGAATTAAAAAATCAATTAGCAAACAAACAAAATGGAGGACAAGTAGCAAGCGCACAATCATTAGGGTTAAAAGGATTGCTAGAAGCGCCGACAATGCGCAAGAAATTCGAAAGTGTACTAGATAAAAAAGCACCTCAATTTTTAACTTCCCTTTTAAATCTTTATAACGGTGACGACTATTTACAAAAAACTGACCCGATGACAGTCGTTACTTCTGCGATGGTAGCAGCAACCCTAGATTTGCCGATTGACAAAAATCTAGGGTATGCGTGGATTGTCCCTTATGCAGGAAAAGCGCAATTCCAACTAGGCTATAAAGGTTACATTCAGTTAGCATTGCGAACAGGGCAATATAAAAGTATTAATGTTATTGAAGTACGAGAAGGCGAATTATTGAAATGGAATCGACTTACTGAAGAAATAGAGCTGGATTTAGATAATAACACAAGTGAAAAAGTCGTTGGTTACTGCGGGTATTTTCAATTAATTAACGGCTTTGAAAAAACAGTATATTGGACACGCACACAAATCGAAGCACATAAAAAGAAATTCAGTAAGTCGGACTTTGGCTGGAAAAAGGATTACGACGCGATGGCTAAAAAGACCGTTCTTAGAAATATGTTAAGCAAATGGGGGATTTTATCTATCGACATGCAAACAGCTGTCACAGAGGACGAAGCAGAGCCTAGAGATCGCAAAGACGTTACAGAAGATGAATCAATACCAGATATCATAGACTCGCCTACAACGCCGTCTGACACGTTAGAAGCTGGTTCGGTGGTTCAAGGTTCAATGATCTAATTGAAAACTGATAAGGCAGGGGAATTGCATGGATGGTTATATAGCTTTACACAGAAAAATAATTGATAGCTGGATATGGCAAGACCCCGAGTATTATCGGCTTTGGTCATATTGCCTTATCAAAGCTTCATTCAAAGAAAGAGACGTGTTTATAGGACAGCAAATAATCAAATTACAGCCGGGTCAATTTATAATCGGCAGGGATAAATTGGAAGAGTCTATGAACGTTGGGCTTAAAAAAACACGATCAGCGGTTACGTGGTGGCGACGACTTCAAAAGTTAGAAAAAGACCAAATGTTGAACATCAAAACGTACAACAAATTTTCGGTTGTAACTATTGAAAATTGGGGACTTTATCAAGGTGGCGGTGTAGAAAATGAACATCAAATTGAACAACAAACGAACAACAAACGAACAACAGATGAACAACAAACGATCACAAACAATAATGTTAATAATGCTAATAAAGAAAAGAATGATAATAAAGTAGCTGCAAATGCGTTTCAAATTTACGAATCAAATATCGGAATGCTAAACCCTCTGCAACGTGAAAAAATGCTTTCTTGGGAAAATGATCTTTCTCGCGAACTTGTAGCGTATGCCGTTACCTACAGTGCAGAAATCGGAGCAAGAGGATTTGGTTTAGTTGATTCTGTTATATCGAGTTGGCTAAAGAGCAATGTTCGAACCGTTGATGATGCCAAAGCGTTTGAGTTAGAACGAAAAAACAAAAAGAAACAGCAGTTTGTTAGACCTGCTAAGCAAGAAGTATTGCCAGATTGGCTTGATAAAGAACAAGAACAGCAAGTATCAACATCAGAATCAGAATCAAGCGGAGACTTAGAAAAGAAAGTAGCGGAAATTAAAGCGAAGTTAGCTGAGAGGGACGAGGTGCAGACGTGAAAATATACGAAAAGCATAAAACCGATAAAGATCACGTTGCGACGCCTAGGCATGTTGTAGAAGACATCTACAACTTGATAGAAATTGAGTCTTTTAAAAGCATCTGGTTCCCGTTTAACAACTATGATTCTGAATTTAAGACGATGGCAGACGAGTTGAAACTACAGTATAAAGCAACGCACATTTTCGATGACTTAGGTAATGATTTTTTTACTACAGAACCACCAGCGAATTGCGACTTGATGATAAGCAACCCGCCATTTTCGAATCAAAATGAAATTATTGAGCGCAGTTTTCGACTAATAAAAGAGAATAAAATCAAGTCATTTGCGTTATTGCTACCGCTCGCAACGCTAGAAACTGAGAAACGAGCGAGTGTATTTGAAAAATATAGTGACAAATTAGCAATATTGATTTTTAAGAAACGTATCAAATTTTTAGGACATACAACAAGCTTTAATCGTGGGTGTTGCTGGATATGCTATAACATTCCAGCGTTGGAAGATAAGCGAATTCAATGGGTTTGAGGGGAGAATAAATATTGAAAAGATTGCTTAATTATCCGGGAAGTAAATGGAGCATGGCAGATTTAATAATTAAAAATATGCCTATGCATAAAAGTTATTTAGAACCATTTTGCGGTTCATGTGCCGTGTTTATGAATAAGCCCAGAGTTGTTTTAGAAACAATTAATGACGCGGATAGCAGATTAGTAAATTTATTCAAAGCGATGCGAGATAATCCGGAAAAACTGCAGTACTTGATTATGCACACTTTGTATTCACGCGAAGAATATTTACTTTCTCAAGAAAAAGCAGATGACAAACTAGAAGACGCAAGAAGAATGGCTGTAAGATTGTGGTTTGCGGTTGGTGGAAAGACCAATGCAAATGTCGGGTTTAGAAAAAATGTTTCTTGGAATGGTCCTTATAACACTTTTGAATGGACTGACATGTATAGCAGAATCGGGATAGCGGCAGCAAGGCTTAAAAATGCACAAATAGAGAAAATGGACGCGCTAAAACTAATTGAGCAACATAATGACGAAGATACGTTAATTTATTGTGATCCTCCTTATGTGCCGTCATCACTAGTAAGTGCGCATTATCAACATGACTTCACTTTAGAACAACATCAAGAATTATTATCATTATTGAAGAAACATGAAGGTAGCGTAATGATATCTGGTTATGAATCTGAGTTGTATAACCGCGAATTAGCAATGTGGCCGCGAATCGAAAAGCAGGTGAAGGTTGGGATCACATCAGAAAAAAAGACAGACAGGCAAGAAGTGATTTGGTGTAATTTTGAACCGCCGGCACAAATGAATTTATTTGATATAAATTAAATGGAGAGAAGGAGAAAACAATGAAATTTAACAAAGGCGATCTAGTAGAAGTTATTTGGCGTAGTGAGTTATATCGAGGCGCAGTAACGCAAGTTGTAGAAGTAACAAATGAAATAGTAGTTAAATTAGCTAAGAAGCCAGCAATAGATTATTTATTTAAACAAAATCAAGTTAGCAAAGTCGAACTTGTGAAAGTTCCGCAATTTGTAGCTGATTGGATTGAGTATTGTAAAAAACATTGTTGGGGATTGTCTGAGGCTTTAGAAGATACTTATGAAAATAGTTGCATGCCTGAAGAAGTAATGGACTGGTTTGAAGATTGTCGTGAAAATCAAGAGCTTTTCGCACGTGCGTGGATTGAAGGCTACGAGATAGAGCAAGAACCGCTGTATTATGTAAGATTTTTCGATGGGGGATTAGGTTTTCTCAATGCTTACTTCAGTGGCGCACGACTTGTAAATTACCATTTGGAAAGTGAAGGGTATAAAACTAAATTCACTGAATCAGAAATTAAAAATATGGATGAAAGATATTGGCAGTTTGCAGTGCCTGTGGAAGAAGCGGAGGCGGAGTAATAAATGAATAGCGCATTAGAAGAATTAAAAAAGTATTATCGTGAAAATTTTTGTGACGTAGCTACTTCTATTATTCAGTTGAACGAGGCTCTAGACGGAAAGAGGCATTTAAGTGAAGGTGAGCAAAATATTATTGATATGGAAAATAAAGATCGGAACAAATTGATTCGAGATTTTGCGCAATGGGCGATCGAGCAGGAGAAAATGGAGGAGGAAGAACAATGCCGGGAATGATTTCGAAACAACCAAACGGTTTATATTGCAGGATCTCAACAGTTGTAGAAGCGCCAACAGACTGGGATATGACGAAAGAGGAATTACGAGCGTTATTAGTAGACCACATGTCGTTAGATAGCAGCAGTCAAACTATAGATGAATGGTTAGAAAGATATGAGGTCAGATATGAAGACGCGAGAGACGAAATTAGAGGTCTCAACATGACAGCAAAAGAAGTTAGAGAATGGCTTGTCAGCGTAGGAGATAAAAATGCAGATCAATATTTGAAAGAGAATGCTTACAGGTGGGAGGAGGAAGAGGCGAAATGAATATCTCACAAAAAGATATAAACGAGATAGCCGAAAGAAAAGGTATTGCTCCCCAAGAAGTTAGAAGCGAGATTATGCGGCTTGCACAAATAGGAAACACGAAAGAAGAAATCGAAAAAATGGTAGATGCGATGAAAGGGCGGAGTGATTGATATGGAAGGCGAATACATTACATTAAAACGTTCTAGCTATGATCAACTTAAATCTAGTAATGATGAAATTAAAGAGCGGGTTAGGAACGATTTCTTTGCCCCACTTATTTTAGAACAAGTAAAAATTGAAACTAAAAATGGGCATACTAACCTTGTCACGTTATCAGATGAGCAGCTGAAAAAAGAGTTTGCAAAATATTTAGGATATGATTCGGCAAATGTAGAAATACAAATTAAATAAAGAAAGCGAGGAAGCGTGAATGATGAACCGAGTTGTCCTTGTAGGGCGCTTAGCAAATGATCCAGAACTAAAATACACCCCAAGCGGTGTAGCAGTGGCAACATTTAGGCTTGCGGTAAACAGACCATTTAAAAATCAAAATGGCGATCAAGAAGCGGACTTCATCAATATCGTGGTTTGGAGGAAACCAGCAGAGAATGTAGCAAACTATCTTAGAAAAGGCAGCCTAGCAGGTGTGGACGGCCGTGTTCAAACTCGTAATTATGAAGGACAAGACGGCAAGCGTGTTTATGTGACGGAAGTCGTTGCAGAATCGGTTCAGTTCTTAGAACCAAAAAACAGCACAGGAGGCTCACAGGGAGCTTCTAACCAGAACGAGGGTAAATATTCAAGTTCCAATCAAAACGAGCCACAACGAGCTAATTCAAGCCAGAATAACGATCCATTCGCTAATGATGGAAAGCCGATTGATATTAGCGATGATGACCTTCCATTCTGATAAAAAATTATAGGGAGTGACTACCATGGAACAAAAAGATCGGAACATCATGATAAAAGCAATTGAAGAAGCAACGAGTTACGACTTGGATTATCTTATTACATTGTCAGATAGGGAGATTGAGGTTATTTATGAGACAAGGATTATCGAAGAATGCCACAATTAGTAATTGCATTGTGATCCCACTACCACTTACTGATTTAAACGTATACATCAATAAGGAGCGTGGCCATAGACAAGCAGCAGCGAAGGTTAAGAAGGCAATGACCTATAAATGCAAGACCTACATCATGCGCGCTATGCAGCTAGGCGTCACGTTCCCAACGCCGTGCAGATTAAAGTTTACGTGGATCATACCAGATAAGCGGAAAGACCCGGATAACATTGCGTTTGCGAAGAAATTCATTTTTGACGGCATGATGGAAGCGGGAATGATCGAGAATGACAATCTAAATCATATTTTAGGGTTCTCGGATCATTTCGTTGTCAGCAAGGAAGAAGAAAGCAGAGTAATCGTGGAAGTAGAGTAAAAATAAAAAAACAGCCTATTTTTAATTTTATAAGCTAAAAGTAGGCTGTACAAATAAAAAAAAGCCGAAGATTCCCCCGGCTACCCAAGTCAATTATAACATGGGGGAATGGATATGAGTACTCTTTTTGATCTACCACAAGTTGATAAAATCGACTATATCAAAACGGTTCGAGCGCTAAAAGAATTTTTCAGAAAATATAAAGCATTACGAGTGATGGCGGGAGAAAGAAAGTATCCTACACTAACTACCACATACACGATCACACCGCCAAATTTTGGAAACGAGTTTCACAGCAAGGTAGAAGAAGCAGCGATACACAATGTAGATAACGTACACGCTGCACAGGTAGCTGTTAAAAAGTACGATGTGATCATTAATCAGCTAGAAGCAATACATCGCAAAATCATCCTAGAGAGCTTCCTGCACGATCAGCAAGACGTCGACATTATGATCGATATTCCATATGAGATCGCACAGTACAAACGTGAGAAGCGCGCAGCAGTGATTGAATTAGCTACAACGTTAGATATTGAAGTGTTAAAAAGTGAAAATGATACTTTTTAGATACTTTTCGGGAGGGAAACCATGATATTATGGTATTGTCCATGAGTGGACGTAAACAGTAGGCACTCGCTGTTTAGCCCGACAGAGGCTTTATATCTGCTCACTAGTCCCGGTAGGAGACATCTTCCTGTTCGAGTGTATTAATTGAATAGAACCCCTCACACCTCTTAGCAATGTGTCCCATGAGGGGACGTTTATAAGAGCTCTACTACGGTAGGGCTATTTTTGTACATGAAATTAAGGAGTTGTTGAAAGTGAAACAATTTTTATACATTTTTTGGGATTTAAGAGAACTTAACAACTTTGTTGATAAGGTTATTAAAACAAAAGGCGATTTGATTACGAAAAACTATAGCGGTTGGTGTTTTGAATTAGGCGATGAGGTTTGGCATTTACGTCCATCACACTCTGCAAATATTTTTGCAAGAAAAATAAAACTTGATGGCTTTTTATTTTCTGTTAAGGCTAAAAATTATTCGATTGAAGGAGGACGATACGAAAATAAATTTAATGAATTAAAAGCTAATTATCTTAACAATAAAATTAAGGAGTGATCTTATGAAATATCGTAAAAAACCGGTTGTTATTGAAGCGTTCTGTTTCGGATATGAACCTTCACCAGATTGGTTTAGTGCAGTGATTACTGCTGACGAAACCGGTTCGTTGTTCGCTGATATTAAAACACTAGAAGGGACAATGAGGGCAGAACGTGGGGATTATGTTATCAAAGGAGTGCAAGGCGAGATATATCCTTGCAAACCAGATATTTTTGAACAGACTTATGAAAAGGCTTAGCACATGCTAGGCTTTTTATTTTGGAGGAAATTATGAACTTTGAACATATGATCGGTAGAGATACCGAAAAAGGCATCACTATTACTGATCCAAAGGAGGAACTAAAACATGCGGCAAGTAATCAAAGCAACCATATCAGAGCGGAAAGACAGACAACCAGAGTTCAACATTCAAGTGGGCGGAAGTGAAAGTGAACTGTCATACGCTCTTGCAAAGTCTTTTGAAATGTTTATTAGTCAGACAGCTAAGTTCAATGGTAAATCATTTGAACAGACGAAGAAAGATTATTTACAGGCTATTGAAGTAGTGATCAGCAACATTCATAACACAGAAAACAAATAACTATTTGATTATCAAGGGAGCGTGGTGATATGTAGTGAAAACGGAAGAGAAATATAAAATCTTTGCTAAAACCTATGTAATGAATGGGTTTAACGGCAAAGAAGCTGCCATATCAGCAGGTTACAGTACTAAGACAGCAGAGCAACAAGCTTCTAGGTTGTTAAGGAATGTTAAGGTGCTGGGACTTATAGATGAAGAAATGAAACTACTTTCAAAACGTATGCAGGATGACGCTTCGAAAATATATGCTGAATTATGGAAACAGGTTAGAATGATTGACGATAAAATAGCGAAGCATGAAGAAGCGTCTCGCAAGTTAAGTATTACCGATGCTCGTAAAATAACTGCGATAGCTGATATTAATAATTTAAAGGCGAAAATAAGGCGAACTGAATCCAAAATTAAAAAAATGGATGGAAGGAAAGCCGATGAAGGAAAATTAAAAAAAGAGTTATTGGAAGAATATGACGAACTAAAAATTCAACTAGAAGAGCTTGAGGATAGTGTAAGTGAAATTTATGAAGAGAACAGTACATCGAAGCGGGATTTATTGTGGCATAAAGATTGGAAAGAAATACTATCTTTAAGAGCGCAAATACTTCAAGACTTATTCGATAGATCGGGCTATAAAGAAACAAAAGACTTGCAGGATAGGCGTGTAGCTCTTCTTGATGCACAGATTAATAAATTAAATGCAGATGAACAAGATGAGCGTCCAGCTAAACTTAATCAGATTATTGCTTATACGGAAAATATACAGGCCCGTACAGCTCTTATTAAAGGTGCTGAAAAAGATACATCATTATTAAACGCATTGATTGATGTTGCGAATGGTGGTGATGGCAGTGGTTCAATTGGCATTCAGTCCGAAACAACAAGAGACGATACGGCAACAAACTAAAAACATAACGTTAGAAGTTAATGAGGGGACTCCACGTTCTGGGAAAACCACAGCTGATATTTTTAAAATGGCAAATTTCTACATTAAATCTAGGGATATGAACCATTTAGTGACAGCATATAACCAAGAACAAGCCTTTCGATTATTTATGGATGGTGATGGTTTAGGTTTAATTCATATTTACGGGAACCTCGCAGAAATGAAGCACGATGAACACGGGGACCACTTACTTTTACATGCTCCAAATGGTAAGAAAAAGATTTACTACAAAGGCGGAGGCAAGGTAAACAGTGTGGGCGCTATCACAGGTATGTCGCTTGGCTCTGTAACATTTTTGGAAATCAACTTATTACACATGGATTTTGTAAAAGAGTGTTTCCGGAGAACTTATGCAGCAAAAGATAGATTCCATCTAGCAGAATTAAATCCTCCCGCTCCAAGCCATCCAGTATTAACAGAAGTATTTGATCGTTACGAAAAAACAGGACGTTACAAGTGGCGTCATTGGACACCATTTGACAATCCTATACTTGACGAAGAGAGAAGAAACGAACTATATAACGAATTAAAGTTCTCTTCTTACCTTTTGCAACGTGACTGGTATGGCAAACGAGTTTTACCAAAAGGTATTATTTACGAAACATTTGATATGCAGAAAAACCAAATATCCAAATTAGAAGGGCATCCAATTGAGATGGTCTTTTTTGGTGATGGAGGACAACAAGATGCTACTGTTTGCGAATGCTACGTGGTTACAGAACACGAAGCAGAGAGCGGATATGAATACAAGTTGAATCAAGTTGCTACCTACTATCACAGCGGGCGGGACACGGGACAAGTGAAAGCCGGTTCTACCTATGCCAAAGAAATTCAAACGTTTATCAAGCATTGCATGGATCAATACGATGTTCCGGTAGGCGAGCCAGTTATCATTGACCCGGCATGTCGCTGGTTACGTGAAGAACTGGAAAAGGTTGGTGTTGATACAGCAGGAGCAGACAACAATGCTCATGATGTGACAGGTAAAGCGCAAGGTATAGAGGTTGGAATTGAGCGGATGCAGTCGCTATTAAGCGAAAGGCGTTATTTGCTTGTTGAACAACTTAACGATCAATATGACCATTACAGTTGGCTACAAGAAATTGGTATGTATGTACGCGACGAGAACAGTGGAAAGCCAGTTGATAAGAATAACCATGCGATGGACACGAGCAGATATGCTACAAACTACTTTTATAGGAATTATGAAGATATATAGAAAGGAGTGATTAAATGGGTGTTTGGAGTGTAATGACACGTTTTATTAAAGGTTGGCTAAATGGAAAACCTAATGGCAGCGAACCGGAGTTAATACCAAAATATCTGCCGCTCATTCCAAATAATCAAAAGGAGTGGAGCAAGGACTCTTATTTAACATCATTATGGGCTCAAGGTTATGTGCCTACCGTGCATGATAAGTTAATGAATTCTGGGACAGGCAACGAGATAGTTGTTGTTGCGGCTGAGTATATATCTGGAAAGCCTTTAAGTATTGATGTAACAGGGGGTAATGGCAGTAAGGATGAAAACTTAACAAAGCAACTGAAAGAAGCATTACGGATTGATAATTTTGATAGTAAGAGTGTGAAAATTGTTGAATTAGCAGGGGGGAGCGGAGTATCCGCTGTAAAGATTAACATTTTAAATGGGCGACCATCTATTAGCGTTCATAGCTCTAGCCAATTTTGGATAGATTTTAAAAACAATGAGCCATTTCGTTTTAATTTCTTTGAGGAAATACCCACAAGTAATAAAGCAGATATTTATTATTTAGTTGAAAGCAGAGAAATAAAACAATGGGACAAGGAAGGGAAAAAATTATCTGGAGGTTTTGTAACATATTCTGTTATTAAAATCGATGGCGATAAAACTACTCCTATTAGTGCGGAGAGACTACCAGAACAGATTACAAGCTATCTGTACACAAATGATATTCAATTGAATCATTCTGTATCAATTGGTTTAAAGAGTATGGGAGCGTATTTAATAAATAATAGCCCAAGCAATACTAGATACCCACATCTTAATCTTGGGGAATCTGACTTATCGCAATGTACCAATTATTTATTTGCCGTAGATTACTTTTTCACTGTTTATATGCGTGAAGGAGAGAAAACAAAAACAAAAATAGCAGCTAGCGAACGAATGTTTAGGAAAAAAGTTAATAAGAGCACAGATAAAGAAGAATGGTCCATGAATGTAGATGAAGACTACTTTATGCAGTTCAAAGGGACGTTAGATGCTGGCGCGAAGTTAAATGACATGATTCAATTCATGCAAGGAGACTTCCGAGACGGTAGTTATCGCGAAACGATGGAATATTTTGCTCAGAAAGCTGTTTCGAAATCTGGTTATAATCCCGCTACTTTCAATTTAGGAAACCGAGAAGTGAAAGCGACTGAAATTTGGAGTTTGCAGGACGCGACAGTACGTAAAATCGAGAAGAAAAAACGCCTTATTCAAAATGTTTATGAGCAAATGCTTTGGGACTTCCTGTATTTGTTAACTAGTGGCACTACCAATAAAGAAAAAGCAATAATGCGTGATGAAATTAGGGTAATAATTGAGTTTCCAGATCCAATGTCTGTTAATCTGAATGAATTATCTAGCACATTAAATAATATGAACAGCGCATTAGCGATGAGTGTAGAAGAAAAGGTGAAATTAATTCACCCTAAATGGGAAGAAGAAGAAATTCAAGCGGAAGTAAAACGCATCTATTTAGAAAACGCCATTGGAGAGGTTCCGGACCCGGAAGCAATTGGAGGAATGGAAACGAAAGGTGGGTGATTAGATGAGTCATCACCATGCACCGGTTGATTTCGAAAAAGAAGCATCTATCTTACGAAACCACTTTAACAATGCCGAAATAGACTTACTTTTGCTGATAAAGAAGCATGTTATGTATGGCGCTAAGAATCCAACAAAATGGAAATTCATTCAGCAGTCGCGTTTGATAAGGTTTAAAAGAGAATTGAAAGCACATATAAGTCTTTTCAAAGACGAAACGAGAAATAAAATAGATAAACTAACGTATCGTGTTTATCTTGATTGCGTGAATGAATACGAGGACGAAATGGAAGCCAGATATCAAACTAAGAAAGAGGTTGATATACAAAATGACGACTATTTATCTGAAAGTGATGCGCTTATCCAAATTTCGGAAGATATGGCTAATTATTGGCAAAAAATCGCGCCCTCCAAATACAAACAAGTGGTTAAGGAAACAAAAGATAGCAATGGAGTTTTAAAATATGCTATCGCAACATCACTTATTAATGTTTTAGGTGATGGGATAAGAAATGTTATAGATCAGTCTGGAAGAAAGTACCGACCAGGAGCTTACATGGAAATGGCTTCAAGAGGTGCTTTTTTTAATGTTGGTTTAAATGCCATGAAACACGTTCTTGGAAGATATGAGCACGAATTAGTTCAAGTGTCAGCTCACGTGAGAAGTTGTCCGCGTTGTGCTCCTTGGCAAGGAGAAGTGCTATCAGTTAACTACGAAAGCAATGAATATAAAACATTACAAGAAGCGGAAAACGATGGCTTGTTTCATCCAAATTGCCACCATTTTTTATATTCGTATTTCGAAGGTGACGAAACAGACGAGCCTATCCCATATGATGAAGAAGAATATGAGGCTCAAAGTAAGCAACGGTACTACGAGCGCGGCATTCGTGATTGGAAAACAAAAGATATACTTGCAGAAGGTCCCTCTAAACAATATACAGCTAGTAAAGTAAGGCAATGGGAAGAAGCTTTGCAAGACCATTTGAATAACAATCGATTCTTAGAGAGAGAATTGGATAGAGAAATTATAAAAGCGTCTAAATGAACGCTTTTTTTGTTTGGCTGGATATAAAAATCTTGCCTACCTGCCGGCAACTAATAGACAGGGATGGCTCACTCAGAGCTTAAAAAGGAGGAAATATGAAGAATTATTTACAGCGTAAGTTTGACATTCAACATTTTGCTGAAGGTGGGGACGATAAGGATTTTAACCAAGCAGAACTGGATGAAATTGTAAAGAATCGCTTAGCGGCTGAAAAAAAGAAATTTAATGGAGAGATTGAAACCATCAAAAGCGCGCATGAGGAAGAAATCACGAAGTTAAACGACCAAATTAATCAGCTTAACGATCAAGTGGGCGAACATGATTCATCTGAAAAGGCATTGAAAAAACTTCAAAAAGAGAAAGACGAGGCACTATCAAAGCTGGATGAATATGTTCAGAAAGAACAAACGGCAGAGTGGCACAGTAAGTTAAAAGAAAGCGGCGTAAAAGAAGAACGTTACGAAGCGTTTACGAAGCTTTTTGGGGATGAAGAGCGAAATGACGACAACTTAGCGAAATTCGCAGAGCAATATCCGGAATGGATTGCAAAATCTGATGATGGTGACACGCCTCCACCAATCGGAGCAGGACTAGGCAATGCAAGTGAGCCAAGTGCTACAGACCCATTCATTCAAGCATTAAATTCATAATTAGAAAAGGAGAGATAGCAAAATGGCTATTAACTATGTAGACAAGTACGGTAAGGAGCTCGACCAGAAGTTAGTCTTTGGCACTTACACAAATGAATTAGAAACACCTAACCTTTTATGGTTAGATGCAAAAACGTTTAAGATTCAAACTATCACAACAACAGGACTTAAAGCACATACAAGAAATAAAGGATATAACGAAGGTTCTGCTTCAAACACAAATAAATCTTATACGATTGATTTTGATCGTGATGTAGAATTCTTTGTAGATGTTATGGATGTGGACGAAACAGGTCAAGCGCTTTCTGCTGCGAATGTTACTAAAGAGTTTAATTCTCGGCATGCTGGACCAGAAATGGACGCTTATAGATTTTCTAAGTTAGCAACAGCAGCGAAAACAAATAGTAATTCGGTTGCGGAAGAAATCACTAAAGATAATGTGTTCACAAAATTAAAAGCGGCAATTCGAAAAGTGAAGAAATACGGAACTCAGAATCTTGTTATGTATGTTTCGCCAGATGTTATGGCAGCATTAGAACTTAGTGATGATTTTGTTCGAGCTATTAATGTGCAAAACATTGGTCCCTCATCCATCGAAACGCGTATTACGGCTATTGATGGTACACGTATTGTTGAGGTAGAAGCGGAAGATCGTTTCTATGATACTTTTGATTTTACAGATGGTTACAAACCAGCTGCAGGTGCTAAGAAACTGAATTTCTTGCTTGTAAATAAAGGTTCTATTGTCGGCGGCGCAAAACATGCTTCTATCTATTTGCACGCACCTGGCTCTGTAGGGCAAGGTGATGGCTGGTTGTATCAATATCGTGTATACCACGACATTTTTGTGTTGGACCAACAAAAAGATGGCGTAATCGCTTCTACAGAAGTCTAAGGAGGTTGGGGAAATGCAATTTAAAAAAGAAAATGTCGTTTACAATACAGACAATGTTGTATTAATCAATCAATTGAAAATTGATGGTTTTGAAGAGTTCGAGTATAAAGAACCAGATAAAGAACCAGAAAAAGAATCAGAAAAATCGCCACCCAAGAGTAAAAAGGAGCCCAAAAATAAAGAGGGTGAGTAAATGAAAACGTATATTACACCAAGTGAGTTAGCTAGTCTAACAAACTTAAGTATCGAACCAACAGAAGCGGATAATTTAATAAAAGCCGCTTCTGTAGCAATTGACAAGCAAATTATGCCGAATATCATAGACAAGGACGATGTGGATGATGATATTAAACAAGCTGTTGCGTGGCAGTGTGAACACATCAAGAAATATGGTGAGTTTATTGGCATTGGTAACTTTACACTAGGCAAATTAACTATGGGTGGTCAATCACAAAATTCGAACAATTTTATACCTGACGTTCCGGACAAAGTGATGGATTTACTTTTATCTAGTAGCTGGCTTTATGCGGGAGTAGGTGGCTGTTAATGAGCTTTCAATTACCGCCTATTCCCGAGGCTATCCTAAACACAGAAGTTACTATAACTAGTAATAGTGGGTGCGATAACTTTGGAAATCTTTTACCAGATGCAATTAATAAATCAATGTTTCGCTATGAGTTTGAAAAGCTCGTAAATAAAACACAGGAAGGGTTAAACATAAGATATATTGTTAACTTATTTTGTAACAAATTAAATTTTGTTGTGAGTGAAGGAGACAATGTATCTTTTGTAATTCCTGACTATTGTTTAATTAAAGGTGTGGTCCAGAGCGTATCTTTCCCGCCAAATCCTGATGGAAGTATTCACCATTTCGAAATTGTTGTAGGAGAGGTGACAGAGCATGAGCTTTAGTAGTTTTAAAGATGCAGTCATAGATGATATTCATAATAAAGCTTTGTCAACGGCTGCAAAGGCTGGGCGAGAATTGGTTGAATTAGCACAGCCTGTTACTCCAATTTTGTATGGAGACTTGCGACGAAGTTCGGATTTTAAAGTTATCATCCAAAAAAATTCAACTGTAGCTAGAGTGTTTAGTTTAACTCCTTATGCCCGCAGACAATATTATGAAAATCGTCGGAATCCACGTTGGTACGAAATGGCTGTAAGTTATGGAATTCAGAGTATTAACCAAATTGTAGAAGGTGGGATGCGCTTATGATTGAGGATTTAGTAGTGCATTTCAAAAAAACATTCCCAGCTATAAAAACACTTGGATTCATTAAACAAACGGGGCTTGATTCAATGGTAGTAATTAATGAAGCACCGACATTTCAAAACAAGCAAGTACAAACGCAAAGTCGTGTTCGTGAGAGCATCGGCTTTTTAATTTATGACAAAAACACAATTCAATGCAAACGAACATACGATTTATTACGTAACTACTTTCTTTTAACAAACCCTTCTGAGCTGAATATCCAAAATCAGAAGGTAGTAGCAACAGATGTAGCAAGCGGCGGACAAGTCGATTATGACGATGATGGTCGTTTGATTTATCAACTAACAATATTATTTGAAAAGGAGATGTAAGTTAATGGCAACTTATGCAGTTAAACAATTAGAAATTTCGGTTAAAGATTCAGGGGAAAGCGGAGATGGTGTTTCGATTAAAGACTTAGAAACTTTAGACATTTCACTGAACTCAAATGTGGAACAATATACAACAATTGGTGAGGTATTTGAACGTGCGGTAAAAACAGGTGCTGCTATGGAGTTAGGTTTGGATGGGAAATACAATGAATCAGATCCAGGACAAAATGAATTACGTGAAACTTGGGATAAAGTTGGGTCTGAAGCTGAAAAAACAATTGTGGTTAAATTCCCAGCAGGCTCTAAGTATGAAATCACTGGACCAATCGGGATTAATGATTTCGGTGGTGGTGGTGCGAACGATATTGGTTCATTTTCTGCCACACAGAATTCAAATGGTACGCCGGTTTTTACGCCAGCGCCTACCATTGAGCCAACAAGCGTAACGGTAGATAGCGCCTCTAAAACTGTAAAAGTTGGAGAAACTGTTAAAATTACAGCAGGAGTACTGCCATCAGGAGCTCCACAAGATGTAACATTCACTTCATCTGATGAAACAAAAGCAACAGTAGCTAGCGATGGAACTTTAACAGGAGTTGCTACAACAGTAACTGCAATTAAAATCACAGTTGCGTCCAAAGTGAAACCATCGGTTAAAAATGACGTTTCTGTTTCTGTAACATCTGCCTAATAAACAAAATACGAAGCCCTCTGAGTGAGGGCTTTTACTAATTTGGAGGACAAAAATGAAATCATTTAATTTTAACGAGAATGAAGTAAAACTTCCTTTGGAAATTAACGGGAAAAAGTATTATGCGGACATTTCGGCACAAGCACACATTAAGTACAGTGCGCTTTTGGATGAAGCCCCCAAAATTTTAGGACAAGTTCTTGCGCCTAAACTAAAAGCTGATGAAAGTGATGACGAACATACAATACCAAATAATGAAAACATGCATGAATTGTTAATGACTATCACAGATGGAATTGTAGCAACGAACGATGATATTTTTGCTATTTTTTTCAGCAAAGAAGACAGAGAAGAAATCAATTCTAAAACATTGCCAACTAAAGTCTACGAGGGGCTTATTGAATACATTATAGCTAAATTATTTGAAAGCGATATGAGCGAGGAAAGTGACGAGGGGAAGTTACAGGAAAACAGTATTACGGAATAGTTGAAGACTTTGATTTAATCGAGTCTTCTTTTTTGTCTTATTACGGCATCAGATTGCGCAAAGAATTGTCAAATATGACTTTTTCAGAGTTCCGGACATATCTCGGGAATCTCGGTGGTGACACGCCATTTATGACAACTCTTGAAATTCGAATGACCGAACGAAGCAAAGTGCCAAAGCATTTGCTGAAAGAAAAAATAAAGCAAAATCGAATCATGTTAAAGCGTGGATATTTTGAGGATGCTGCTTCTAATGAAGAAGGATTAGAAAAGGCGTTGAAAGCTAATAGCAAGCCGAAAGAGGGGTGAAAACATGAGTAAAGCGGGAGAAATTTATTACGATATAAAAATACGCGAGAATGGCTATAAAAGTCAGATGAACAAGATTGATAAAGACATGGACAATTTTGCGAAAAAGGGTCAGAAAGCCGCGGACAATATCGACAAAATTAACAAGAAAAATGTTAATGTTAAAGGTTTAGATTCATCTATTGTTAAGGTTGAAAAGTTCGGTAATATGCTAGAAAAGTCTGGACAAAAGTTAACAAAAGCTGGAACTGCGATGACCGTTGGATTTACAGCGCCGATTGTAGCTGGAATGGTTAAATCGACCAAGGCATATCTCGATTTCGATAATGAAGTAACAGAAGTTAACTCTTTATTACGTGAATCCGGAGAATCGGCGAAAGAGTTTGGCGATCGTTACACGCAGGTATTTGATTATGCGCAAAAAGCTAGCGTTAAATACGGCGTAGCTTCTGAGCAAACTATGCTCGGTATGAAAGAAATGGTTAAAAAAGGCTACGATATTAATCAAACAATGGCGTCTATGCCTGCGATTTTTAATGCTGCTCGTGCATCTGGCGATGATTTCGAAACAGTAATGTCTGTTACAACATCAACATTAGAACAATTTGGAATGATTTCTAAAGATACAAATAAGCAGATGGAATACACAAACAAAGTTGCTGACGTGCTAACCTACGTAGCTGATAAAACAGCGGCTGGATTCTCTGATATGGGAACAGCAATGAACTATGTCGGTCCTATTTCGCATTCGCTAGGATATTCACTTACAGATACAGCAGCAGCTGTTGGTTTGCTTTCTAACCGCGGTATTGAAGGGCAAAAGGCGGGTACCGGCTTACGGGGAATGCTTACAAGTTTGCTTAAACCTTCAAAATCAGCTGCAGAAGCAATGTCGGCAGTTGGATTAACAATTGAAGATAACAACGGCAATATGAAAACTTTACCAACTCTCTTGGATGATATTAATGATAAAACAAAGAAAATGACAAAAACACAGAAAAACTCTTTCTTGACGATGATTTTCGGACGTGAACCTTTATCAGCTGTTAATACGCTTTTAGAAGCGGGAGGCGATTCTCTACGTAAATATTCTAAGGGCGCTGATGAAGCAAATGGATATACTAAACAAGTTGCTGATAATATGCGAAAAGCTGGTAAATTTGGTGTGGATCAATTCAAAGCTTCGCTCGAAGTATTAGAACAGAATGTAGGGCAAAAATTAATGCCCGCCCTCACTCCTATCGTTGAGTGGGCTAATAAGATGATTGATAAATTTAATGACCTTTCTGGTGCACAACAGCAGAGTATTATAAAATGGGCGGGAATTTTGGCAGCAACAGGTCCTGTGCTAATGATTGGCGGAAAACTAGTATCAATGACTGGCGGACTAATAAAAGGCTTTGCAGGGTTAGGAAAGATGTTAGGTTTAGGGAGTAAATTAGCTCCTTTAGCGGCTGGATTTGGCGCTACAACAACTGCTGTGGAAGGTACTAGTTTAGCTGCGGCTGGATTAGCTGGTTCTTTCGGAGCTTTACCAGCAGTTATTACGGTGGCTGGTGCGGCTTTGCTTGGTGTGGGTATTTATGCACTAGATAAACATATAAGCAAAATCGAAGAGAGCAAAGAACGTGTGAAAACGTGGGGCTATGACATTGGCGCCGAGGCAGATAAGTCTATGGTGAAATTTAATGAATTTGCATCAGAGGGTAAGCTTGCACTAGATACCTTTGCAACTGGCGCTACAGAAGACAGCGAGAAAATTGTCAGTGCTTTCAAAAACATGGCGGACGAAATTAAGAAGAATACAGACGATGCATTGGGTGACTTCAAGAAAGCATATGATGAAGCTTCACCTGCTGTACAAGCGTTACTAGACAACGCCATGAAAGATTCTGAAAAGAGGGCAGAAGAAAGAAAGGCAAACGTAGATTCGCAATATAAAGAAATAGAAAAGATTTATCAATCTCATGCGGTTAAAACTGGCAAGATGACATCTGAACAATCGAAAATTGTTAACAATATTTACAAAGATATGCAGATTGAACAAATTGAAAGTTTAGGCTTAAGCAACAAAAAGAAAACACAGCTGATAAAAGCGATGAATGGTGAGGTGCAGAATTTAAGCACAAAAGCACTCACTGAACAAGCTGACTATCTTGGTAAAGTCACAAAAGCAACAACAGATGAAACGAAGAAACAAAAGAAAGCATTCAAAGAATCTTATGATAAAGAATTAATAGATAAAACGTCATACAATAATGCAATGAACCAACTGGATAGAGATCAGAATAGAACAGTGCGATCTAGTGTAACGGCTTGGATACGAACGCAAGAACAGTTATACGACAAGTTAGGTGTAAGTAATGAAGTAGCGCGAAAAAACATCCGACGCGGATTAAAAGATATGGGACTAGATTATGACGAATTTACACGTGATGTACAAGAAAAAGCGGGCAAAGCTGACGAAGCCAGCAAGCTAATTGGCGATGGAGCAAAAATGGCAGATACCGCATGGAACAACTTAGTATTAGACCCTAAAACTTCTGAAATAAGAGACAATGTTGGTGAATTCGTATCCAATTTAGCTAAAAGTGATGATGGTTGGAATAATCTTAAATTCATCATGAAAGAAGCAAAATTAACCACAGATGCTAAAAAGACTATTGCAACAGCAACTATTGAAAGTGGTCGCTGGGATAAGATGACTTTCAACGAAAAGAAATTAATTGTCAGTTATGAGGACTCTATACATGTAGCTAACGCGTTGTCAGATTTAGGTATTTGGGATAAATTGAAGCCTGAACAAAAAAGTATGATTGCGAATGCAGATACTAGTCTGGCGTTACAAAAAGCTCTGCAAGACATGGGAGTTTGGGACAACTTACCTCCATCAATGAAAACTTTAGTAGTTGATAATTCTGATGTAATAAAGAAAATGAATTCTTCTAAAGGGATGTTAGTTAGCTATAACGGAACGAACGTAGATTTAAAGACGCTTTTAGCAAATAACTATGATGTTAGGAATAAAATTCAGAGTGGTAAAGATGTTATTGTTCAATATAACGGACAAAAGGTGAATCTTAAAAACCTTTTTGCAAACAACAGAGACCTATTATCAAAAATAGATAGAGGTAGTAGAACAGTCGACGACTATAACAACATAGCTGTCCATAGAAAAGATTTAGTTATTAATTCCAACGCAGAGGCTACTAAAAACGCTATTGACAATGCTATAAACTCGTGGCGTGATATGCTCAACATGAAAAATCAAAAAGTAATTTCTATTGCATACAAAACGAGTGGTAAAAGTCCAAGCGGAATTCAAGAGGTAGGTTATGCAACTGGGACAAATAACCACAAAGGCGGACCTGCATTAGTTAACGATGCCAATGGAAGCAACTATGAAGAAATGATTACCACCCCGGATGGGAATAGTTTTGTTCCTAAAGGTCGTAACGTTCTTCTTAATCTACCACGAGGTACCGAAGTGCTACGAGGGGATAAAACAGCTAAAGCTTTGAGTAATGTACCTCATTATGCCAAAGGTACTAAAACAAGCTATGCGAAAAATGTAAGTAATAAAATATCAAATGTGCAAGTAGATTACAAAACAGGCGCAATTAGCGCACAATCGTACATTAATAAATTAAAACAAATTAATAAGCAATATCGCTTAAATGCGGCGCAAACAAGACAAATCAAATTAAATATTGCAAGTGCGAATAAAGAAATTAGTACTCAAAAAACAAAGCTTAATAAGTCGATAAAAAGCAGCACACAAAAGTATTATGATAACGTAGCTAAAATAAATAAAACAGCTAAGGAATCTATTAACGAAGCGAAGAAGACTTATAACGATGCTCTTAAATCAAATCAAGAAGCCGCATATAATCAGACTGGATTATTTGATGCTGCTGTTACAGAAAAAGCAAGTGGAAGCGATTTAACTAAAAATCTTAAATCACAAACAGCCCAACAAAAAGATTTTATGGCTCAACTTGATAAAATGAAAAAACGCGGTGTTAGTAAAGGGCTTATAGATGAGATACGCAACATGGGTGTAAGCGCAACAGGACAAGCTAAAGCAATCGCGGGTATGTCTGATACACAGCTGAAACAATACCAAGCTGAGTGGAGTAAAAAACATGCTAATGCAAACAAGCTGGGCTTAGACGCTTCCGCAAATGATAAAGTGGCAATGGACAAAGCCGTTAAAGCGGCGAACGATAAAGCTAAAAAAGATTTGGCTAATGCGAATGCTTCTTGGTTGAAAGAACTCGATAAAGCAAAAGAATATCGCACTGCTGGATCTAAACTTGGTGTACAGACCGTAGCGGGCATTATTCAGGGGTTTAAGCAAATGAATGGACCACTTGAGAAACAAGCGGATCAACTAGCGAGAACAATTGAAACAACAATCAAAAAGCGGCTTAAAATACATTCGCCTTCTCGGTTAATGAGTGATGAGGTAGGAGAACAAGTGCCAGCTGGAATTGGCGTAGGAATGCTTAAGAATCTAAATACTATTGATTTGGCAGCTTATAAAATGCAAAAACATTTAACAAGCCTTTCTCCTGCTATTTCAGTCCCAGTTACACCGAATACAAAAGAAATTACGTCTTACTCAAGGACGTCTGCAGCAGTGCAAGGAAGCGAAACACCAGTTACATTGCAACCAATTCAAATTGTCAATAAAACAATGTTAGAGGGTCGTATAGTGGCGGAGGAAACGGTGGATTTTATAACAGAAATTCAAAACAACCGTATTATCAGAACTAATCGAGCACAAGGGGTGATTTTATGAGCTTAGGATTCACATACAAAGGTATTCATTCATTTGATAAGCATGTAGAAATAATTGACATTAAACCACCTTTGTTTCCTCAAAATGAAGGTAATACAGAAAGCGTCAGTGGTCGTATTGGCGCTTTTTATTTTGGCCCAAATGTTGGTCAACGAGGAATACAATTAGAAATACAAATTGTTGGAGATAACCTTAAAGAATTAAGTGAGCGGGCTACATCTGTCGCTGATTGGTTGATGCAGGTAGATGCAGAAGAACGCTCTTTGGTAATTGATGATGCGCCTGAAAAGACGTATTATGGTCGATTTGAAGGATCTACAGACTTAGATAGGCTTTTATATAACGGACGGGCAACGCTGAATTTTGTTTGCTCAGACCCGTATATTTATTATGAACAAGAAGAATTTGAGCTAACTAGTGAAAGTAACAAATTACCAGTTCGCGGTTCGCAACCTACCAGTCCTGTAATTGGAGCAGTTATAAAACAGGATGTCACTTATATCGCTGTATCGAATAAAGAGGATTACTTATACATTGGCGAAGGAGTTGATCCAGATTCTGGAGAAACTCCAGTTAAACCATCGGAAATAATTTTAAACGATCCAATGAATGTATTAGCTACATGGACACCTATGCAACAGTCAGATTTGACATTTCAATTAGACGCAAATAACGGGATTATTGATGGGAGTTTCACTTCAACCGCAAATGTATTCCGAGCATCTGATTATGGTGTTGGAGCACAGTGGCATGGACCAATGAGTAAAGTAGTTCTTCCCCAAGCGCAGGATAACTGGCGTGTAAGAATGCGCCTTCAAAACATAGCGTCGGCACAAAAGCAACAAGGTAAATTAGAAGTGTATCTTGTTGATGAAAAAGGAGCAAAAATTGCAACGTTTCAAATAAAAGATAATGCCACAAATACCGAAGTCAATATTGTTAAAATATCTATTGGCGATCAAAATGTTGCTAATTATCCTGAAAAAGATTTGTTTAATGAGGCAGGGAAAGTTACTAAAACATACAAAACAGTATCAACCAGAAAAAAAGTTAACGGAAAATATAAAACAGTGACAGAAAAGGTACAAACAGGAGCATACAACGAATACAGAGATTTTTATGGTTACTTTATTTTAACTAAAATAGGTAATCAATTCACTGCTGAAATTATCAAACTAGATAGTAATATAAAGCCTGTCTGGACGAAGAAAAAGGTATTTGTAGATACCGCTAATAAATACACAAAAAAATTAGCTCAATTAAATATATACGCTGCGGCATCAGGCATACATGACCCTAACCGCGATTTGTTTTTCACAGATACACTTGTTGAAAAATTAAATATTGTTGCAAACACAGCTCCGCAAGTTATAGCTCATGCATCCGATGAATTAATGTTTGATTTTGAAACAGAAACAATTTATAAAAATGGCATTCCTTTTATGCAGAATCTAGCGATAGGAAGTCACTTTTTTAAGTTATTTGGTGGTACAACAGAAATATTAAATGTATCTCCGTTTGAAGCGGCAGATTGGACCGTATATGTTAGGCCAAGAACTTTTTAAAGGAGTGTTTAAATGTTATTGATATTAGATGAAAATAAAGAAATTGTAAAATCCATATCTGCTGACTCCACAAATGGAACTCATTATTTTAATGATTCACACACCGAGAAAGTTATAGATTTTGATTCAACTTATGAGTTTTCTGTTTCGACAGATGACGAAAGTTCAAAATATTTAACAGGTGGAAATTATGTGATGCTTCAAGACTTAGACGATGATTCATTGTTATTCAAAATTATTGAAGTGCAAGACATCAGAGATGACAATAGTTCGAAACCTCAAAAAAGAATCTTTTGCGAAAATGTTTTTATCTTTGATTTGAATAATGTAATTGTGACAGATCGCGCTTTTTCCAATAGTAATATTGGTCCCGCTTTAACATATGTGCTTGGCGGGAGTGGATGGATTCCTCAAGATACAGAAAATGTAGGGGCAGTTGCAAATTTGGAGTTCTCAGGATATATAACAGCTCAAGAAGCCCTACATCAAATTTGTACTGCTTTTGATTGCGAAGTTAAGTTTTATGTAAAAACATTTCAAGGGAGGATAGTTGGCTATTATTGTAAAGTCGCGAAACAGTTTGGGGATAATGAAGGTGTTCGAATTGAGAGCGGCACAGGCATTAAAGGAATAACCAGAAAGGCATTATTTACAAATATAAAAACCGCTCTTATTCCTTTGGGGGCTACACAAGCAGACGGGACCCAGCTAACTATATCTTCTATAAATGGCGGCTTGAATTATATATCTAACGATGAAGCAAATAAGCAATATAATCCTAGCGGCACAGGTTATTTAATGGCCAAGATGGTAAATGAAAATATTACTAATGCTACTGCGTTAAAACAATGGGGTACTTTAGAACTTAGAAAGTTATCATCGCCATCATATCAATATGAAGCAAATATTTTAATGTTAGAACAAGTCTATGGTTTTGAAGCACATCGAATAAGAAAAGGCAGTTTTGTAAGAATTGTAGATTTAGAAATGAGTCCTCCAATTACAGTACAAGCAAGGGTTATTGAGTTAAATATTTGTTATAGCGATATGTCAAAAAGCACTTGTGTAGTTGGTGATTATATTGATATTAATTCGGCTACACCTGCGATTATAAATCAATTGAGGGAAAACGCGAAAGTATCAATAAATGCTAATAAAGTTGCGTCAATCGCAAGTAATAAGGCTGAAACAGCACAACAAATCGCTAGTAGTGCCGAAAGTGTAGCAAATGATGCAAATACAAATGCAACAGATGCAAAACAAGTAGCAAATGATGCTAAAGATTCCGCTGTCACAGCAATAGATACAGCTAATGACGCGTTAATGAAAGCTGGTGATAACAATAAGCCTTTTTATGGTGAGCTACCGCCAGCTATTCCAAAGATAAACGATACGTGGTTCAAGATAGATGAAGTGGAAAATACTATAACAGGTGTTTTTAAGTGGGATGGGGTAATTTGGAAAGAAATACCTCTGGATTATAACGCTTTAAAAGTCGGGGAGTTATCAGCGATTACTGCGAAATTAGGTGATGTAGAGAGCGGAAGTATCACAGGCGCTGAATTTATTCACAATATTAATTATCGTGATGATGAAGGCAATTTGTTCACTGGGACGGTCACGATGAATGACAATGGTTTTAATGCTGCTACAGTACTGCCAACTGGTGCCGGCTCTACTATTTTAAAAAGTGATGTTACAACACTTGGTGGTGTGAAAGTAGCACAGCAATTGATGGATCATAATATTTCTGGTGAACTCAAGGAAACAATGTTAAGAGGGGATTCACTAGATTTCACTAAAGATGGGCAAACAACTTTATCTGTAAATGCTGATTTATTTTACTCAATGCCGTGGCAAGATTTAATATTAAACTCTGGATATTCAACAGCAGAAGGGAATACTCCTCAATTTAGAATTATTTGCATCTTTGGTATCAGAATTGCCTTTTTCAGGGGGCAAGTGCAAAAATCAACCGCATGGACCTCTACAAATAACGCTTTTGCGTCTGTTCCTTTCGAAGTTCAAACAACAAAAACAGCGATGGCTTATGCACCAACAAACAAGTCAAGCGGCGGCCGAGTGCATGCATCATCTAGTAACGCGATGGGATTTATACCTGCGGACACTAGTATTACGTATTTCGCGTTAAATCAATTATTTTATATTTTAGATTGAAGCCAAATAAGGCTTATTTTTTATGTCAAAAACAGATGGGATGATGAAAATTGGCACTGGGGAGTATATCAATAGCAGGGATGAGTGTAGGCGAGTTAATAGCGTTAATCAGCCTAATAGCCGCTATTGTGGGTTTTGTGATTAGGTGGGCGCTAGTCGCGCCTTTGAGAAACATGATTGATTCGCTTGACATTACATTAAATAGTCTGAGAGAAGAAATGTCAGAAAGCAAAAAAGACCGCATCAGCTTAAGAGAGAAGCAAAACGATCATGATAAAGAGATTGCTTTATTGAAGCGGGAGGATAAAGCGATTTGGAAGTATATAGCGAAAACTGAGAAGGAGGAAAAATAATGAAAATTAACTGGAAAGTGAGAATGAAATCGAAAGTGTTCTGGGTGTCAGTTATCCCGCTAATTCTGGTACTAGTACAGCAAGTACTTGGGTGGTTCGGCGTAACAATTCCTGCCGACACAATCAACAAAGAAGCGCTAGATATGATTAACAGTGTATTCCTGTTATTAGGTGTGTTAGGTGTAGTAAATGACCCAACGACTCCTACCGCGAGCGATAGCGATTTAGTATTGAATAAAAATAAAAACGTAGAGGATGAAGTATAATGACAAGTTATTATTATAGTAGAAGTTTAGCAAATGTAAATAAATTAGCGGATAACACAAAAGCGGCGGCGAGAAAGTTGCTAGATTGGTCTGAAAGCAACGGCATTGAAGTATTAATCTACGAAACAATTAGAACGAAAGAACAACAAGCCGCAAATGTTGCTAGTGGGGCGTCTCAAACAATGCGCTCTTATCACCTGGTAGGACAAGCGCTAGATTTCGTCATGGCGAAAGGTAAAACGGTCGATTGGGGTGCTTATCGTTCAGACAAAGGCAAGAAATTTGTGGCAAAGGCAAAATCTTTAGGTTTTGAGTGGGGTGGTGATTGGTCTGGATTTGTAGACAATCCGCACCTTCAATTTAATTATAAAGGCTATGGGACTGATACTTTTGGAAAAGGAGCTAGTGCTAGTAATTCTTCTAAACCGAGCGCAGACACAAACACAAACAGTCTAGGATTAGTTGATTACATGAATATAAATAAACTAGATTCCAGCTTTGCGAATCGTAAAAAACTAGCGACAAGTTACGGAATTAAAAATTACAGCGGAACAGCTTCGCAAAATACAACTTTATTAGCTAAATTGAAAGCTGGGAAACCTCATACACCTGCTAGTAATAACACTTACTACACCGAAAACCCCGGAAAAATCAAAACGCTTGTTCAGTGTGATCTATATGACTCTGTAGACTTCACTGAAAAAAATAAAACAGGCGGGACATATCCTCCGGGGACTATTTTCACTATCGCCGGAATGGCGAAAACAAAGGGAGGTACACCAAGATTAAAAACAAAAAGCGGTTATTTTCTAACTGCAAACAAGAAGTTTGTTAAGAAAATCTAG